AAACCAGTGGGCCGTGGCATGAGATCAATTATTCAACAACAGGTTTGAAACCGGTGCGCCCCACCTGCGCATTTTCCGTGCGCTGCTGGACGGCAAACTGGAAAGCGGCCATGCGGCGGTTGAGCATCTCGTTGAACATGCCACCGGCGGCGTAGGCTTGGGCCACGGCGGGGTTCTTCTGCATCTGCTCTTGATCCACCTGCAAACGGGTGGCGGCATCCATGCTCTCGGTGACGGTGGGCTCGACGCCAGTCAGCAGCATGGCGATGGCGGCCTTCTCTTCCTCGGCCTCGGCGGCATTGCGCTCGCTGAGGCTGCCGGTGACCAGATCGGCCAGGCCGGGGTCGATGTTGTTGAGCAGCCACGACACGACGGGCACTGTGGGCACCTGTCCGGCGACGCCGGGAATGCTGAAGGCGTCCTTCAACGCACTCCAGCGCTTTTGCAGATACTCCATGTCAAGGCTCTTCACGTCAAACTCGAGCACGAAATCGAAGCTGCCTGCGATCTCCTCGCGGGTGACCTGGAAGGGCTGCGGGCCATTGCCGAGCACCCGGCTGACATAGAGCGGGTCCATGAACTGCTGATCGAGCGCAAGGATGCGGCGCAGGATCTCACGCTCTTCCATGAGGGCTCCGGCGACGATCCATTGCTGGTGCATCTGCACCTTCGCCACGTCGATCTCGCGGTGATGCAGGCCGAGCAGATTGGCCACGTCCTTGCGGATCTCGTTGGCATCGAGGATCGTGCCTTGATCCAAGGGCGGCGGGCGCATGTAGTCGGCATCGCCGCCAGACTCGACGGGCAGCTTCGTGCCGGGCTCGTAGTCCCAGCGGGCACCACTGCCAGCACGGCGGCCGGTGACCTTCACGATGGGCATGGTGGCAAAGCTCGTGCGGTCCATGCTGGCATCGCGCGTGCTCTTGAGCAGGTATTGATGCGTGCCAACCATTTCTGGCACGCCGCGGCTCTCAAACAGCGGACGTGCCTTGTATTCACGACGCAGATCGACGTAGCAGCCGCCGTCAAAGTAGTAATCCAGCAAGCGGTTGACGAACACGAGTTCCTTGTCCGCTTTGCGGCGATCCTTGCCGACCAATGACGGATGCAAGATCAGCTCTTGCACGGCAGGATAGCCTTCCTCATCGACGGTCTGCACGGTGATGCGAAGCACCTCATACCAGGTCTGCTCGCGGTTGCGATAGCGGGCGGTGAAGGTGTCGCGGGCGGGCTCGTTCAGGATGCGCTCGACACTGGCGGCGGTGGTATTGAGCACAGCGGAGGTATCGACAACGGGCTTCGGTCCCATGTCCAGCAGGGCGTCAATGGCTTCTTCATTCCAGCCGTCGGTCTTGGCTTTGGCTTTGATCTCAGGTTCGGTGTATTGCTCGACGTGCGCCACCCACGGAGCGCGGTCCACCTGTCCGCACCAGTGCGGGTAAAACACATCAATGCCGGGCAGGTAGGCGCGGACGCAGGGTTTGCCCGGTTTGCGGTAGGGTGCCGTGAAAGTCACGCTGTCCTCGGTGCGCAATTCACGCGCCACACGCCGCGCCCGCACGGGCGAGAGCAGCGGGTGACGGCGGCGAATCATCGCGACGATGGGCGCGACATCTTCCGCCCGCAGCAAGTCGTTGAGCTCAGCCTCGGCAGCATCGGCAATGGCGAGCTGCTGCTCAGGCGTGAGCAGTTCGCCATCGGCGTCGATGGGCTGCATGCCCGCCTCGGCAGCTTGCAGACGAGCCTCGGCGAGTTTGGTTTGCGTGTGATCTTGCACCAGATCCTCAATGCTGAGCGTGACCTGCGCCGTGCCCATGCGCTGCTCCCAGCCGACGTGCATCACGGCATGGCCCCAGGTGTGCTTGATCTGCCGGGCGAAATTGCGCTCGCGCCACAGCTCGGCCCGCAGGCGTTGCCGCGTTTCGTATTTCATCAGCGTCTCGACCTTCTTGGAAGCGGCCGCATCGCTGGCCTCCATGGCGATCACCTGCACCTTGGCGCTCTCGATCGCCAGCATCTCCAGCATGGTGAGCTGGTCGATGGCTTCGCCTGCCAGATGCACGCGGGAATCGGCGGAGCCCTCGAAGGGGAACACCTTTTTGCCGTAGTTTGCGGCATGCTTGCGCCCATCCTGCGACTGCCCGGCCCAAACGGCCAGCGCGGTGCGTTCATGGTCCTGCATGTCCTGAATCCACGGCCCCAGATCGGTGAGCGAAAGCGTCATCTCGTCGATCACCCAAGTGGGATCGAGCGTTTCATCGGAGGCGACGACGTAGGTTTCGCCGGTTTCGAGGTCGGAAGTGAGCATGGCCGTGCGGGCAGGAATGGATCAAAGCAGCCCAAACTCCCGCAGCACAACGGCCTCATCATAGCGGTAATTGCCCATGGATGGCAAGAGGATTCTAGCCGGGCTGTCCTGCCGGCAGATGATCTTCCGCGCCGTGTGCTCGCCAATCCGAGCCCGCCGCGCATGCGCCATCACCTCCGCCCAGGTGATCAAGGTTTTCAACGCGGGCTTGCTGGCCGGTTTGGCGGGTGCAGTGGGTTTTGGGGTGGTGGTCATGGCGTGATGAAGGGTTGTTACATGGAGCGCGCATACAGTTTCGTTAAGCGCCGACCTTCGAGAAATGCCTCAAGCGCTGATCTGGTTTTAAGATAACGCTCATTTTGCTGCACACTTCCGCCGCCCGTGTTTGCAGCTAACCAGTTTCTGAGGGTTAAAGCCGGATCACCCGTTTGAAGCATTTCTCCACAAGTGACTTGCTGCGCGAATTGCAGCACACGTTCATCTTGCGTTCGATGATGCGTCATGATCAAAGCAGCCAAAGTCGAAGCGGCTAGTGATTTGGATTTCTCTACTGACAGCACTTGTTTGATTGACGATTCATTTTCTTCAAATTTGGCAATCAAAACGTCTGGGGAAAACTTACCAATATTCCATGCGTTTTCAACGCGCAGAATGGTGTTTAAGGCACCAATAACTTGATTGGAAATAGTTGCGTCAAAGAACAGCGTCAGTGTATCAGCCATACTGCGCTTGGCATGTTGATCGACGTATTTCTGCGAACAGTCAGGCAGTCCGCGAGCCAGAATAAATTGCACGGGCGGGCACCCTTCCAATTCAATCGCCATCAAACGGTGCCCACCATCAACAATATAATTTGAGGCACTGACGCCAACGCCTTGATTGGTGAGCGTCCACCTACCTTCTCGTATCTCTTTGCGCAAATAGTCCACATGCGTTTTCTTCTTGTTTCGGTTGTGGGTATCAAGGGCGCGAAGCTCTTTGATGAGTTGTTTTGTTGCAGTAACAATTTCGACTGTTGGTTTCATAGGTAGTGCTGTTTGTTTGGTGGTCTGATTGTCTCAATAACTCCCGCCCCTGACGATCTCCAAACCCGCGGGCGGCACATGCTCCGGCCCTGCCAGGCAGAAGTAGCGCCACACGTCCACGGGGTCTTTGCAGGCTTCGTCTTTGCGTTTGGTCTGCTCGGCATAGTCGGGGATGGTGAAATTTTGCAGGCCAAAGATGGTGTTGGTGCATTCGCGGTTCACGCGGGCTTTGGGCTGCATGAGGATGGTGGTGGCGAAGGCATCGCGCACGAGGGCGAGCCCTTCCTGCACGCGCACGCCTTCGGGCACGAGGATGGTGAAGCCATTGGGCAGGTCGTAGAACTCCTGCTGGATCGTCGCGCCGGTGGCTCCGCTCTTCCACTGGCTCCAGCGCGGATCGCCATACGTCTCGAACGGCTCCGCGCACAGGATGGCATCGCCGCTTTTCACGGGATGCTGCACGGTGCGGCCCTGCCACTCGCCGCCGGTTTCCTTCATCTTCTCCAGCAGGCGATGCCGCATCTGCCACACCAGCTCGGCATACTGCTTGAAGTTCCAGCCGAGACGCAGCTTTTGCGCCGGGCCTTCGTCGCCATTCATGCGGTCCTTTTCGCTCATCACAGCCCACGGGCCGGGCATCATGTCGTCGATCGCAATGCTTTCACACGGCCATTCCTGCGCCTGCCAGAAGCGGCCCATGGGATCGACAATGAACCAGCCGATGAAAAACGGCTTCGCCTCCGCGCCGTCGATGATTTCGTAGAGCGTGCCATCACGCGGCAGATCCTTCCAGTCGCACAGGTGCTGCTCCGGTTTCCACACGGCCTCGAACTCGCTGCGGCTGGCGGCCTCGGCGTCGCCGTAGAGCTTGATGCGGACGGTCTTCTCATCGGCTCCAGCGTAGTCCTTGGAGAGCTGGGGATAGACGTTGACGTATTTGTTCGCGGCGGTGTGGAGGTAACAAACCAACCGGGTCGGCTCCAGCGGATACGCGATCTTGGGCACACGCGGATCTTTGCAGCCGCCTTTTGCCGCCAGCTCGGGAGCGATGACCTTGAATTTGTCAGGCTTCACCGCGCCCTGCATGAAGTAGCGCACCGTCGGCGTGAAGCCTTCCTCGGGCGTGTAAGTGATGAGATGCACGCCGTGCATGAGCGACCCGAGCAGCTCGCCATGCGGCCGCTTGGCACCGGGCACGCCATCCGCGAGAGGCACGAGGTAACTTTGCAGCGCCAGCATTTGCTTCCGGTGCTCATCGCGCTGCGTTTCGATGGCTCGCGACGCGAGACGATCCTTCAGCGCCTTGACGTGATCGACGGGAATGCCTTCGTCCGACCACACAAACGTGAGCGCGTAGCCGCGAAAGCTCTCCAGCTCTTGCGTGAAGAAACGAAACTGCACCATGCCGCCGCCAGTGTAGCGCTCGCCATTGGCCCCGGTGACGATGAGGTAGCGGCTGAACTGGTTGTCGGTGAACTTGCCGCCGCTGAACTTCGCCTTCTGGTGCTTGTCCTGCTTGATCTTGCCCGCCGCACCGCCCAGCGCCTCGGGCGGCAGAAAGGACTCGATGGGCTTCTGCTGAAGGTTTTGCGAGTCCTCCTCGCGACGGCTCATGCAGAACACCGTGGCCTTCTGCGCATGCTTCCAATGCTGCACCGCCAGCGAGGCCGCCACATGCGTTTTGCCCGCACGAATCCCGCCGCTCACCAGCACCTCCAGAACGCGCCCTGGATGCTCCAGACGCTTCCGGCACAGCTCCAACAAGAACAGCCACCAATCCTGCGGCACCCAGCCCTGATCCAGCGGTTGCTCCGCCATTTCGCGAATCGCATCCGCCCGCGCCGCCACCGCCTCCGCCGCGCCTTCCTCGCCAAGCACCAGCAACTCATCCAGCGCCAACGGCTCAATCACCGGATGCGCCTCCTGCCCTGCATGCAGAGCTTCAATGACAAGCTGGGTGTCGGGTGAGATCATGGGGTGATGGGGATGTTTCCGGTTTTGCGGGTATTATGCGGAATGGTGGTTGGGATAATTACCGTTCAGCATATGCGGCCACCCCGCGTTGGAGGCGACTGAGCCGGGAGCGATTCAGTGCGCTCGACGGTCTTCTTTGTGCGTTTATTGAATACCGTTTGAAGGTGTTCCTTCACCACGGCGGTTTGTGCTTCGGTCAGTGCTCGGGGGTTTTGCACCTCAAACAAGCCTTGCAGCCAATAACAAAAGTTTTCGGGGGTCATAATGTGATAAGGTTGATGTTTGGACTTTGATGCTGAACAAAGAAAATGCAGGC